ATGCCCAACACCTCCAACATCTGCCGATGCAACTGGGGCAGGTTGTAAATCTGGGGTGCGGTCTGGGACAACTGGATCACTGCTTGATACTGCACCACCCGCTGCGACATGGTCGCCGCATTAGGGTCTGACACGGGGATAATCTCCACCATGTCGTAGTCTGACTTCTTGGCACGGCGAACGCCGTCCACCGGCTCATAATCGTACTCGTCATCTGTGTAGTCACGGATGATGCCAGCCAATAACTTTAGCTCTTGTTTGAAGGCGTAGTGCACCCGAGCCTGAACCGCCGACATCACCTTGAGCATGCGCTCCAGCAGAGCCAACGTCGTACCCACAGGAGCCTGTGCGGACATGTCGGAAATCTTCATATCCGCCGTAGCAGCGAACCGACGTCCCTCCTCAACGATGGTGCCCAACAAGTTATACAACGTGGCACTTGGCTCTTTATATGGCAGGGGCAGAATGTTGTCGCGTATAGCACCGGAGCCAACGTCCACGTCTCTGAACTCACCCGGAGCAATCGGGGTGTCATCGCCTTTAATGCGCAGACCACGGGCTTTCAAGCCCCCAGGCAGATTCGACAACGTACCGGCATCCACAAGCTGACGCATGATCGAAGTGGCTGACCGTGCGAATCCACCGATCAGGTGGAACAGACCAAAGCCATACACCCCAAAGCCCGGAATGTAGACGTAGTGCACGAAGTGATCCCTGCGTGCTTTTGTGGGGTCGTCCTCGTAATAGTTACGCCGCACGGACAGGATCTCGCCTGTGCCACCAATGACTGTGACCACATACGGGATGGCGATGCCAGTGGGTTTACCGTCTTCTTTGTCCTCGTAGCCTTCTAGGTCGAGGTTGATGTGGCACTCAAACAACTCAAACCGGTCGTCGTTCAGGCTGTTGAACCCAGTCTCTTTATTCTTGCGCTCCTGAATCTCATCTTTGGCCTTTGTCGGCTCCCCAAGCTCCACATCTCTATAGAACCCCGCCACCTGAAGTTTACGAATCTCATTCTTGGTTTTAAACATACGGTGCGTAACACGCTCCGCTGTCTCGATAGATGAGGCTCCGTACGAAATAATGATGTCTTCAGCCGGTATAAACACCGAGACCTGACGCTGCATGTTCGGGTCGTAGTACACCTTCTTAAACGCCGAACCCGTTGCGGGGAGGTTCCACAGCATCCGCTCATGCTCCATCCGAAACTCCGGCATGCGCTCGGTTAGCTCGTAGTTCATGTCCTCTTTAACGCGTCGGGCTGCTTCTTCCTTCTCCCGCGTGTCTTTACCAATGATCTTGGTACGTACTGGTCCCTGCGCCGGAAAGGTCTCCATGATCGTCTCAGACTGGAACCGCACTACAGCCTCAGTAATCATCGGATGGAACACCCCACACGCACCCTCCCACGGCTCGGTGCGCTCTTCGTACTTCAGACCCAGCAGGGTTAACCCTTCCTTGTAGGTGTTCTCCCAGTCTTTTCTGGAGTCCCGATCCCGCTGGATGTCATCAAGCAACTCCTGCCCCATCGCTTGCAATGCGTCTTCTTGCATCTCTTCTGCGATGTTGTCGTAAAAGCCTTCGCCCTCATCCGGGGGCAGGATCTCCAACTCCATACCGCCCATCTCAATGGAGACACGCTCGGGATCTTCAATCTCGATTTCAATGTCTGGTTCTCCCAGTACATCTTCAATATCTTCTTCGATGCCCTTGGGCGCTTGGTACAAGCCTTTTTCGATAGCCATTGTGTGTCCTAGTAATACGCCGCTCTGCGGCCTGATTTAAAGTACCTGGGTTCATCTGGCTCGTCGCTTGGCAACGTAATAAACCCACCGTTTCGGAAACGCAGAAGCGCCTGCGTCATCGTGTCCACATAGTCATCATGCTCCCCGACGGGAAAAGCCACAACCTCCTCAATTACATCCCGTGCCCAACGTCTGTCCGGCGCCCAGACTGCTCCGCTGGCAAATAAATCAGAAACCGCATTTAACCGCGCAATCTTATCGTTACCACGAGACGGCGTGAACTCATCGACCGGGATGCCCATTCTGCGCAATTCCTGAATTAGTGGTGCGCCAGCAGCCTTTTTCTCCACCAAGAACGAATCAGGGCGCCATTCCCTGTACTGATTCAATGCGGCTTCTTTCAGTTCAGGAAACTCCATTCTCTCTTTAAACGCATCGAGCAGCATGACACTTGGACGGCTACCCTCCTCCTCGTTGTACCACACCCCCCATGTTGTACAGGCTGTGTAGTCTGATGAGTTCTTGGTTTCGTGCGCTGTATCCCAACTCTGAATAATAAAATCGCACGGAGGTGGATCATCACCGTCCCAAATGCGCCAATCGCTTCTTTTAATCAGTGCGGCGGCTTCACTGGTTGGGTTTTGCATGTACTGGGCGTTCCAGTACCGTGGGTCCATGGCTGTACGCTTTTGCTCCAGCTGCTCGATGGGCCATTGCTCGGGCCATAAGCTTTTCCCCGAGGGTAGAATCGCCGGTAACTCCACAATCTCCCACGGATCAGACTCCGGGTTTTTAATCTGAAAGTTAATCAGCCGCCCTGTTAAGTCCACCAATGACCATCGGGTCATAATCACGATAATCGCACCACCCGGCATCAGACGTTGCAGTGGACCGGTCTGAAACCACGACCACGCATTGTCAAATGTCGCCCGTGAGTTGGCTTTAATGTCTTGTTCCGAGTGCGGGTCGTCAATTACAAACAAATCAGCACCCCGTCCAGCCAACGCGCCGCCCACACCCACAGCGTAGTACTGACCTCCAGCGCTGGTTGACCATTTACCTGCGGCTTTTTGGTCATCTGCCACCAGTGTGCCTGGAAAAACCTCTTTGTATTCTTCCGAATCAATCAGATTTCGCACCCGGCGACCAAAATCCTCGGACAGACCCGCTGTGTGGGTCGCCATAATGATCTTTTTATCGGGGTATTGGCCCAGAAACCACGCTGGAAACAGGTAGGAGGAGAACTCAGACTTACCCATCCTTGGCGCGATGTTGATAATCACGCGTTTTTTCTTGCCCTCGATCACATCTTTGAAGATGGCTGCGAGTTTTCGGTGGTGCGGACCCTCTTTGAAGCCCGGATAAATGTGCCGAGCAAAGGCTGTCATCGAGCCTTGTGCCTTTTTGAGTGACAAACGCCGGGTTTGTTCCTCCAAATCCTCCAAAAACTCCAACTTCTGCTGCGGCGTCATGCTGGAGAGGAGCACTTGGATCTCAGCGTCACTCAGGCGATTCACCTTTTTCTTCCTCCAGGGGCTCTACGTCTGTGATGTCCTCATCATCGTATGTGGGTTCTTCAACCGTATTCTGGATTTGGAGCAGCTTTTCTTTGATCTTGGCGTCCAACTCCATGTCGGACAGTTCTGTCTTCTTGACTTCAATGCGCTCGGTAAATAACCCCACCTCTGTGACTTTGCCCAAAAGCTCTAGCGCCTTTAGGCGAATTCTGGCATCTGGGTGGTCGGTTTCTTCGACAATTTTTGCAACCGCCATCGAGCGCAGCCGTTGAGCCTCCTCCACAAACTGCCACTCGTACGCCGTCATCATGCTCACGATTCTGGATATGGCAGGTGGGGTGGTTATTTTTGTCAGCGCTGTCTTGGCGTCGGGCGCCCCGGTAATGGCAGCGGCAAATGCTTCTGTAGCCTGCGCCTGTTCCGCTTGACTGATTACCTCATCGTCCGTGGCAGCGCCAAGCGACTTTAACCAGTCCGTCGTTTCAATCTGACCTTCTAATAAATCTGGTGCTTTAACCTTTTTGAGCGAGACAAAATCATCCTCGGGTGCAGAAAGCACCTCCGGTTCATACTCAATGTCCAGCAAATGGTCTAACACGCGGGTATCTCCCGAAGCAGAGCGTTGCACTCAGTAGGGCCAAGTGTATACTTACCTTTGTCATCTTCGCAAGAGGAAGGCTTGTTGTATCTCCTTCGGTCCTCCTTGGTCCGTTCAGCCCCCGTGATTACACCGGGGGCTTTTTTTATTTGTGCTTGTCCATTATTTGACAATAACGATTTTAATTTTTATAAATATTTTTAGGCGCATCGTTTATTTATGTGTGGGGGGTGGTGTGCTTGGAGTTTGTCCGGAGATGTTGTCCGTCGCATTGCGCGAGTTGTACGCAAACTGAACTAAAGCTTTACGCAAATTGGACAAAGTTGGGGTCGTGGTTGCGAAACACTGTTCTTGCCGCCATGTCACCCGTCACATTGTTTAGGGGGGCCACCCCCCGGTGGGGTCTCGCAACGCCGAAATGCTCGGGAACTGGGAACTAGAAAAAGCCATTATGGTAAAATATAAGTGTTGGTTGGGTTGTCCAGCCAACCCGTTGGCCCGCCGGTTGCGGGCTTCGTCTTTGGGACACGTTGTCCCAAAGCACAT